AAGAGACTTAGGATTGTTAGATACTCCTAAAACTTTACTAAGTATTTCTCCAGCTTGTCCACCTATTGGACCGCCTAAAGCTGCACCAAGTGTAGGTGCTAAACTTCCAAGTATGTTTTTTAATTTACTCATTGTAATTCCTCTTGTATTATGGTACCTTCCAATAAATCATTGACTGCATCTAACAAATAATCAGGAACATCATCTGCTAATGGATTGTCTTCACTGTATGCAACCATGAATGCCTCTACTAAAGTTTCATATAGTGGTCTAAACTCCTCACGCTTTATCCAAGCTAGTCCAGACTTTGTACGGGCTTTACAATCTATACGATATGCCACGTCCATTTGTTTCTCTGTATATAATAACATTAGACTTGGTCCAGTATCATAGCTTGTAGCTCTTTACTACGTCTACCTACTTGATGAAACCAACGACTGTCTTCCATTTGTTTAGCCATTTCTTCCCAGTCATGGTTTTGACAAGCTGATATCATCTTGCGAAACATTGAAAGCCTTGAACCGCCTAGATTAAAACACATATTTACTACGACTCTTTGGATAGTTTCCGGTAAGTTTTGAAACACATGGTCGCCACCAATAACATGAATAGCTTCATGATAATGCTTATCAAAGTCTTCATCAAAGTACATGTCAACAACTTCTTGTTTAACAGGTGTACCAACTTTCCAAGTGTATTCAGGGTCGCTAGGCTGACACAGGTGTCCAACACCAAGAGTTTTATAGCCTAGACTATCTTCATAGATTGCTAAGACTTCACCTTCGTGTCTCTTTATTTCAGCTTTACAAAGTTCTCTGTTCATTTTATTATTTTTTAATGGGTACACTTTCTTCTAACAATATATAAGTATCTTCAAATTTTCTAGCTGAAGAAGGTTGATTTTTTAAAGTGAAATTAGTTGGGTTTGTCCTTAACAATTTAATATTATTTTCCAACAAAAATTCTCTTACAGTTGGACCCACTCGTGTAACATATTTATCTTGTCCTAATTGATTTTTAAAATCTGTAAGTAATTTAGCTTTCAACTTTTCGTTTGCTCCTAATACTGAAGATGAAGAAGGAGCTTTGGATAAGTCGTTTATTCTTTTATCTAAATTAACAAGTAATTTCTCTTTTGGTTTTGCTGTGTTTAAGACTTGATTTTGTCCTATCTTTAATAAGTTTTGCAGTTTAGATACATTTGATGTATCAATTTTAAATAAATTTTTCTCATCATACCCAGCATATTTAAGTGCATCCCGTTTTCCTTTAGAGGTAAAAATGGCACTTTGTAATCTTTCACTAGGATTTGCAAGTTGAAAATTAGCACTCTTTATTTCTGTTAATTGTTTAGAGTGTGGTAAACTTCCATGATAAACTGTTTTAGGTACACTAGCTTTTTCAATGACTTCTTCACCTATTTCTTTAACAGCTTTACCCCCTTTAATTATACCCATCCCTGACAAAAATTCTAATATAGGAGCAACAGGTTTTAAACCTTGCTCTTCTAATGTTGGGACACCTTCTGGTAGATTATCTTGTCCTGCTCCAAGAAAACCGCCTGTATTAAAACCTAACCTACTCATCTGCTCTTGGTAAGGTTCACCAGTAAATGGGTCAACTCTATCGGCAGGGTTTTCTTTTGTGAATGGTACGTCTGGTCCTTCTACTAGACCGCCTGTTGCGTATCCCGTAGTATAAGATCTTTCATATGTTGGAGCATATTTTCTAGGTTTCGGTCTATCTTTAATACCTAATAAATATCCAGCTTCTCTATCTATTTCTCTTGCTGACGTTGTTAAAGGATCGTATATATTTGCACCGAAGTATTTATCCATTAATCCTTTTGTACCAATCAATGGTGCCTTTCGTGCAAGAGTTTCTGTTAATCCATATCTCCCTAAAAATAAATTAGTTAGATCACTCATTACAGGTCCACCTAAACCGGTTATTGAAACATAAGGATTTTTAGTATATTCAATCGAGTCACCATATCTTAAACCATATTCTAATGGTCCGAGCAATCCAACTCTTTGAAAAGCTTTTATAACATCTTCTTGAGCAAATCCCTCTGTTGCAATCCTATCTCTGTTTTCTTCGTTTGATCTCCAGTAGTTAGTTGCTAATGCTAAACTGGTAGCACTTAATGCAAATGCTCCAAGCTTTGCACCGTTTACTTTTGGATTAACGATTGTAGAGTTTATATAGTTTTTTAAAACTGTATTACTAAACACTGTTGGGTATCTCAAAAACTGTGTAAATATATCAAGCTTTGGATTTGTCATAAAAATAGGAAGCCTTGCTCTATCTCTACCAACTGGTAATATAACTTCATTTACAAATCTACCAGCACCCTGTACCACAGACTTATAAAAATCATCAACGTATTCTATTTCACCTGTTAGTACTCCGTCCTTCCTAGCAGGTGCAAATCCTGTTTTAGCACCATCATCTAACCATCTTAAACCATCTTGAATATCAATACCTAATCCAAACAATTCGCTCTTGACTTTCTGAATATTTCTAACTTGCGATCTGTTTAAACCTTGTGGTGCTGTTTCAGCTATAACATCAATACCTTCTTTAGTAAACTTATTTAAAACTTCTAAGTTTTCTTTTATTAAATTCTTACCTATATTAAATGAAGCTAATTGAACAGATTTAGTCCAAGGTATTAACATATTATATCTAAAGAAACCTCTTCCCACTTTCTTTAGAAATTCATTTTGCAATCCTTCTCCAGTTAGCCTATTAGTTGTTTCTGCAAAAGCTTCATCCATTGCTAAAAATACCTGATTCATTTCTTTTTGAATTTGAGAATCTGACATTTTATATTTTTGTTTTAATAAAACAGGTATGTCTTGGACAAATATTTTATGTCCTTCTTTTAATCCTTTTAATGCATCTTTAATAGGTGTAGTCACTGAACCACTTGTTTTAGTTAAAGGTATTATAGCCTCCGTTAATGACGATACCGTTGCCAGTGGTAGATACGCCATAGCATTTGCAAGTTTTGTACCGTCATATATGCCCTGTATTAAACCGCTATCAAAGTAATTTACTTGCCCTGTGACAGACTCATACAGCTTAATAATATCTTTTCTTTCTTTTCTACTAAGACCCCTACCACCTCTAGACTGCCTTAATTCTTTATCCATTGGAGTTATCCAACGTTCAATAAATTGATTTCTATTAGACTGTTTAGACATGCCCGGAAGTAAAAAACTTCTTTTGTGTTGAATAGTATTAGCAGCATTCATATAATAATTAATAGCTGCGTTTAAATCATTGGTTAGAAATTGTTCAAAGTTATTATCTTTTAAATTTCTAAATGCTCTAGCCTGTGTTAAGAGAATAGAGTGCGAAGAAAATAACTCATTGTTTTTATTTAACATTTCAGCAACTACTTCGTTAGCTTCATCTAGATTTTTTACAATCTTTTCATCAACTAATAACTTTTCAAAAACATCTCTGTTTTCTTGTATTGCTTTTCTATCCCAGCTTCTAGGAAAATAGTTTTCTAATTTTCTGTCAGGGTTAATAAGACCAGAATCTATAGCATCATCAAAAACTCTATTAAATAATGCTCTCAAATCGTTGGTAACTTGCTGAAGACTTTCATCGTATTTATTAGGATCATCTCCACGTAACATTCTAATAATAGCCAATTCATCGCTTTCTTTTATTGTACCAGTTTTTCTAATTGGTGCAGTTGCTTCATCAAACAGTGCATGATATTCACCACGCAAGTTATCTAATTTTTCAGCGTGACTAAGCTCAACCTTTTGTCTTGTGACGGTACCTAAACGTTTGCTAAAATCTTCTCTAAAAGTATTACCAAGTTCTCTTGCAACAGGTGAAAATTTTGCTTTGGTATCTAATATAGATGTTGCTGCTCCAATCGGAAATATAGTTGTTTTAAGTTTGTCACCTATTTCTAAAGTTTTATAAACTTTATCAGCAAAACTACCTTCAGCTACTTTAATATAATCATCATCGGAATAAAGTCTATTCATTTTACTATAAAATAAATTAGCCTTTTGTATTCCACCGCCAAGCAAACCACCTGTTAAAACACCCAATCCAACCGAACCAGCAAGTTCTGGCGTAGAATAAAGTTTTCTTAATCCTGTATTTATCTCTGTGCTTTGACGAAAATGATTATCAAGACCTGTCCAAGCTCCCACTTCTGCACCTGCAATCGTTGCTGCTTTTTTTACAGATTGGATACCTGTATCTTTTAGACTTCCAGTAGCAACAGCTTTAGCACCTTGTAACGCTGCTTGTGAGACACCCTGTCTCGCAGCTAATGATGTACCTCCAGTAAATGGAATGGTTAATGCAGCAACTAACATAGAAGGATCAGTAGCTATATCAATACCGGCATCACCTACAAGACCTACAAATTGTTTTAAACTTCCCAAGTCTGCATTATCAAACTCTCGTCTCAGATAAGCATAATCGTTTTTCTGTTGCTCAGTAAATTTGCCACTTTGCATGGCTCGTTGCATTCCCGAATATAAGTTAAAATCAGAATCTCTTAAATATTCAAAAATATCATCTGACTTTTCTCCGACAGAAGCTAAAAATCTTTCAGAGACTTCTAAAAACTTTTCATCTTTTTCTAAGTCGTCTAAAGTTTTTTTACGTCTTGAATAAACACCGCCCAACGAACTTGGTTGTTGATTAAAAAATTTATAAGACATTATTATCCTTGTGGATTATATTTTGTTCCTCGTCCAGCAGCTCCTCTAGGAGGCGATATACCTATTGGATTAGATATAACATATTGATTCCACCAATCTTCAGGAATATCCTCAAAGTCTTTTCGCTTTGCCATCATCATTACTGTGGCTGGATTACTTGAACTCCTATCTCTACCAAATACTTTACCTTTGCTCATACGTATTTGCATTTCGTCTTCTATACGTTGACGAAGTTGTTCACGAACTTTAGGTGCTCTAAATATATCGCCTATATCTAAACCGGGAATCATTCCACTTGTTTTACTTTCATCTAGACTAATGTCTTTAGGTAATCCTAATTTTTGAGGTAAAGTTCCTTCATCACCCGGACCACTTGGTAACGTTGTTGCTCTTAAGGTTAGCAATTGCCCATTTGACAATCTTTCTAAATCCATAGAATCTATTAACATACTAGCATTTTTTAAATAATAACCACCTATACCGGGAGTTGCATTAAAATCTACCTCACTAAGACTAGGAATTTTTTCTACAACTGAAGACCTAGAAAAAACGTTACCGTTTAAATCAGATACATCATCTAATACCACATCTTCATTTTTAAAAGCTTCATTAATATCTTTTATTGCTTGGATAACCTCATCTTCATCTAATTCTAATAAAGGATTTTGAATACCTTCTACAAATTGATCTTTTAATGTTTGTAAATCACGAGACCTACCAGCTTTATTTAATTGTTTTATATGTTTAGGTAGATTTTGTATCTCTGAAATATCAACCTGTCTTAATAAATCAGCAGATGTCATTTTAACTTGCGTTCCTTCAGATTCCATTTTATTTAAAACAAAATTTAAAGCAGCTTCTTCAATTTGCTGTGGATCATATCCCATTTTTTCCCAATCAGGATTAGTGCGTTTGAAATATTTTTCAGCGTGTGCAGCATTTTTTGCAATATGACCTAACGCAGCAGTATCGTTTAATAACGCTTTATCTTTTTTCTTATCTAATCTAATTACTAAATCTTCAACATAATTTTGTTTTTCCTGCTGTGTAACTTCATAATCTTTATTATCAGTATATACATCTTTATATAATTCACTTAAACCAATTGCGTCTGTTTCTCTATTATCAGCCTTATAAGCACCCATAACTTGAAAAAGGAACATTGGGTCTTTTTCAAATTTTTCACGCTTTTCTACCTCAGTCATGTCCTCAAAATTATCAATCATTGCTCGACCATTAGCAATTTTAAGACCTTCTCTTGTTAAATAATTTTCAGTGCTAATATTACCCCTTACAATTTCAGTAAATGCTTTTGATCCAAGTTCTTCCACAGTTAAAGATGGATAGTCTTTTCTAATTTGATCAATAACTTCAATATAAAAATCACCAGTAATATTGCCATATTTGTCCCGATCAATTTCAACAGCATTTTTTCTCAACGTAGGTATCAGTGTCGCATATAATTCATCAGGACTTTTGCTTTTATCTTTAAATACTAAAGGAGTATATAAATGTTTTACCGCAACTTGATTTTCTATTTGATCTCTAAAAGTACTTCGTGCTGCTTTAGCATCTTCTAAATCTTTTTGAAGTTTTAAAAGTGTTTCATTGGTACTGACAAGTTCTCCAGTTTCTTCGTCTACTTTAGTTTTAAAAATTCTATTCCATGCAGCTCTCATTAAACCCTTTTTAGTTGGATCATCTTCTACAAGTTTTAAGGCTGCCATGTATTCGTCTTTAGCACGTCTATTAAACTCTGCAAAAGTTCTAGTAGTAGCTCTTGGATCAACTTTTAAAGCTTCCATTTTTTCTATAAGTTTTTTACGTTCTTCATTATAAGCTTCATACATACTATCACGGAGTTCCTTTGGTTGACTATCAACATCATCCCATTTAACTCTTGCAGCAATTGCTGCATCTGTGCTATCAATAATCTTAGCAACTTCTTCATTTAGAAAACTTTGTTTATTATCATTATATCTTTTTACTAAATTTCTTTCATCACTATAAGAGTCAAACTCAGCTTGATTCAAAGTAAAAATATCATTGTACTTTTCTTTAACATCTTGTACGTTATCCATGATAGTTTGTTTTTGTTGCTTTTGTAAAGCTCCAAAACTTTCAAACAATGCAGTAGCTAATAAAGCCTTTTGAAAACTTTTCTTATCACTCTTACGCTTACTAGCTAACAACGAACCAGCAACTTGTCCAAACTGTGAACCTGATAAATAATCTTCTTGTGCCATTACTGTTCTCCTCTACTTAGTAAGCCTCTAATTTGATCGCCTTCTTCTTTTACTCTATCTAATATACCTTGTGGCACTACACCACTTTTAATTTTAGAAGGCTCGATACCTTGCTTCATGGTACCATTTTTAATATCTTCAAAAACTGTTCTAAACTCATTTACTTTTTCTTCAAATGCTTCTTTTCTATCTTCTTCATCGAACTCATCTAAATCATTACTGTCTTCAATATTATATTTAATATTAGCTTCTTCACCTATTGCCATAATAACATACATAACAGGCTCTGCTAATAATAATAAAACATCAGGATTAAATTTACCTTCTGTAAACTTAGCGTATAACATAACCATAGCAATGTCTGCAACTGCTGCACCTCTTGATAAAGCTGTAACAATTTCTTTCATTGCATCAGGCTGGAATATTAATCCAACCATATAATCCAAAGCATCTCTAGGATTAGAAAACTCAGGCGGTCTTTCCCATGGATAAGGTTGGTCAGGGCTGTTCATTAAACTTTGACCGGGAATTGGTGCACCTCTTGAAGATAAATCTACAATCTCGTTTAGTGCTTCTTGATCAAACTTAGCCTCTCCTCTTATCTTTGGTCCTCGATCCGGAGCAATTTCATCAATTGTATATCCAGCATCTAAACCGTCTAAGACTGCTTGAGCAGCTACGTCTCCAACACTTTCGGAAACGATAGGTCTAGGATTTCTTTTTGGTTGTGGCATTATGCTACTCCTATTGTCTCTTGACTAAATAAAGGCATGTTACCGCCTTCTGGTGTATTTGAAAAAGTAAAATATTTAGAAATGTCTGCATCTGCAATTCCTCTTTCAGCTGCATATATTCTTAGCGGATCAAAAGCTGTAGCACCTTCAGTTCTTAATCCAGCCATAGATCCCTCTAATTCAGGATCACCTGCTAACTGTTGCATAGCATATCCAGTAGCCACAGATGTTGCAACTCCTGTTCCTACAGTAGTTAAAAATGCTGCGGTTTTTGGATTTCTTGCTGCCCAACTTTGTGTTGCTTGTGCAGCTGCGTCTGACCCATAAACTGATGAAACAGTCTCACCAGCTGCAATCTGTGCCTCTGTTAGTGGTGCACCTAACGTACTAGGTAGGGTTATTCCTCCCACAGTTGTTCCAGTTGCTGCCGGTAATGTTGTTGGAATATTAAAACTTCCAGCAGCTGTTGTAAGTGTAGGACTAACAACCCCTGTTGAGGTTCCAATTGCAGTTCCTGATTGAAACGCTGCTTGACTAGCTTGAGCAAGTTGCTGACTTGATGCTGCTGTAGTACCTCCAGTTAATTGAGACAATTGAGCAGACAAAGCATCTGTTCCAGTAGCAATTTCAGCAGTAGCTCCTGCTGTGCCTAAACCACTAGAAAGACCTACAGTACCTGCATTACTAATAGCAGGAACTCCTAATGCTAATGCAGTACTACCAATAGCGGAACCAAGGGCAGTAAATGGAGCAGCTAAAGTAGCACCCAAAGTAGTTGAAGTAAGTGAAGCAGCAGTACCAGTCATCCACCCAGCAAATCCTGTACCACCGGCAGCAGCAGCACTACCAAATAAACCTGCTCCTGTAGTTGCACCCATTACTCCAAGGGCAGCACCTCCCGTGACTACCACAGCAGCTGCAATTGCTAAAGCTTTAAGTATCTTACTGCTTCCTATTTTCTTGACAACTTTCTTAACGCCTTTAACAACTTTCTTGATGCCTTTCTTTATTCCTTTAGCAACTTTCTTTATAGCTTTTTTAATCTTTTTTAGAGGATTCCATCCCATTGTTGTTCTCCTAGGTACCTATTATATCTGTAGTAATTAAACCAATTAAATTTTGTAAATTTCCTAAACTTGTATTATACTTACTTGGGTCTGAAGCTAGTGCAGTGTTTACAAGTTGTGAAATTCTATTTCTTTCGTTTTCTGATTCTCTAAAATCATAATCGGCTTGGTCTCTTAACTCTTGCCATAAAAAGGATTGAGCTGTTTGAGACAATGCAAAAGCATTTTGAGCATTCTGCATATTTACTGCATTCTGTGCAGCAGTATTTGCTACGTTTGTTTGTCTTCTCCACTGAACGTTAGAAGCTTCGACAGCTGCTCTGTTTTGTGCATTCCACTGTTCTCGTGCAAAATCTTGATTAGCATTAAACTGTTCTACTTGAGTTGTCAGTTGAGAATTAAACTTGT